TTTAAAGACCTGCGCCGAGCTCTCTACTTCTCCAGCTGCACTAATTACGGGTGAGATAAAAGACTTAAAACAACGCTTAGCCCTGCTAAAACTTGTGGAAAGTGACGAAGTACATATAGTATACGGNACTATGTCTATCTTCTCAGAGGGTATATCGCAGAATGATTTAAGCTGCATTATTTTAGCTTCGCCCATTAATAATGAAAGTCTATTAACTCAATTGATAGGTCGTATATGTAGACTTAAAGAGGGGAAGTTACAGCCTTTAATTATAGATATACATCTCCTAGGAAGTTCGGTTAGAGAGCAGCAAAAGAATAGAATAACACATTATTTAAAAAATGGTTATACGATACGTAAACTTAAAAAATAATATTGAATTTTCTAGTTTACCGTAGTATAATAATAAAATGAAGAAAATAATATTCTATTCTTGGCCTAGAATAGTAGAGTATTGTAAAGGGAACATACACTGTATAGTAAAGACCTTTAAGTTATTCACTAGCAAGCCTGTACCTATTAATCTTTCTGGTAAGTCCTTTATTTTAAATTTGAAGGATTTATTAGATAGTAAAGCTTTGGAATCCGAAATAGTAGAGTATCTACTGTTGGCTTCCTTAAGAAATTATTTTGATTATAAATATCAAAATGATATGACGTTGTACTTATTCTTTTCAGATATTTCACCTGATAGAATAGGGAAAAACAAATTATTAACACTAGAAAACAATTATATAAAGTTTATATACGAGGAAAATCATGGGAATTAAATTTAACGATACCGAAGGCAAAGCTAAAAAAGGTGCTGACATTTATGCTTTTAAAGATGGTGAACAAACACTAAGACTATTTGGGGACATTCTTCCTCGTTATCTTTATTGGGTTAAGAGCACTGAAGGCAAAGATATGCCTGTTGAGTGCCTTGGCTTTGATCGTAATCTTGAAAAGTTCATTAATGTTGAGAAAGACTGGGTTAGACACTACTTCCCAGAACTAAAGTGCAGCTGGGCTTACGCTATCAACGCTATTGATATGAAAGAGGGCAAGTCTGTAGTGGTTAACCTTAAAAAGAAGCTATTTGAACAGATTAAAACCGCAGCAGAAGATCTAGGAGATCCTACTGATCTTGATAACGGTTGGGATGTAGTATTTAAGCGAGTTAAAACTGGCCCGCTACCTTTTAATGTAGAGTATACCCTACAGGTACTACGTTGCAAACATCGCCCTTTAACTGATGCTGAAAAAGAGTTGGTTGCTAATGCTAAACCTATCGACCAATCAATTTTACGTCAATCACCAGAAGAACAAAAGGCTTTTATCGAAGAACATTTACTGAGTAAGGAAGAAGTACCTGCAGAAATGCAGCAAAAAGCCCCTGAAACTGTAGACGATATTCCTGCCTAAGTACAAGGGCTGAGGGAAACCTCGGCCCTTTTCTTTCCTATGAAAATATTATTTACTGCTGATATTCATATCAAACTTGGACAGAAAAACGTCCCAATAGACTGGGCCAAAAATAGATATAATGAACTATTTAGGCAATTAGACCAAATAATGGCTGAAGAACTTCCAGATTATTTTATTATAGGCGGAGATATATTTGATCGTCTTCCAACTATGGAGGAGTTAGAGATATTCTTTAACTTTATTGGCACAGTATTAAGGCCAGTAAAGATTATAATTTATTCAGGTAATCATGAGGCTGTAAAGAAGGACAGTACATTTCTTAGTAACTTAAAAGGCGTAGTATCTTTAATTAATAGTAATGCTACAATAATTGATAACTATTGGTGTTTAAAGGATGCTAATATAGATATTATTCCGTATAATAGGCTGAAAGATTTTGCTAATAATCCGGTAGAGTTTCATGGTGATATTCTATGTACCCATGTAAGAGGGGAGATTCCGCCCCATGTTAAACCTGAAGTACCTCTGGAATTATTTGACCGATGGAAAGTAGTTCTTGCCGGTGATTTACATAGCTATTCTAATAGCCAACGTAATATACTATATCCTGGGTCTCCAGTTACCACCAGTTTTCATCGCCATGTTGTGGATACAGGCGTTATTATTCTTGATACTGAAACTTTAAGCCATACTTGGAAAAAATTAGAATTACCACAACTAATTCGTAAAACTGTATCCTCTAAAAAAGATATGGTTAAAACCTACTATCATCATACTATATATGAATTAGAGGGTAATTTAGCAGAATTATCGGAATCAATAGACTCTGAACTATTAGATAAAAAGATTGTTCAGAAAGGGTCTCCCGCTATTTTAAATCTTACTAAGAATATGACTTTAGAAGAAGAACTGGCTTTATACCTAAAGGATATTCAAAAAATGGATACTGATAAAATCAAGGAGATACTTGGAGTGTTTAATGATATTGTTAAAACAGTTGACTTGGAGTAAGATGTTCTCTTATGGTGAGGATAACCAACTAAGTCTTTGGGATGAACCAGTTACGCAACTATTAGGTTTAAATGGCCATGGAAAAAGCTCTGTTCCATTAATACTAGAAGAAGTACTATTTAATAAGAATTCTAAAGGAATTAAGAAAGGCGCTATACTTAACAGGAATCTTTCTAGTAAAGGTTATAGTGCCGAGCTAGACTTTAGTATTAACGAAGATGAATACATAGTTAAAATTAGTCGTACTGGTGCTACCCAAAAAGTAGTACTATTAAAAAATGGTAAGGATGCATCTTCCCATACTGCTACAGATACTTTCAAGCATATAGAAGACTTACTAGGTATAGACTCAAAAACCTTTAGTCAAATAGTTTATCAAAATAATAATTCTAGTCTACAGTTTCTTACTGCCACAGACACAAACAGAAAGAAGTTTCTAATTGACCTACTTTCATTAGAGCATTATACAAGAGTTTTTGAAAGAGTGAAAGAAGTACATAAGGTAGTCGCAGAAGAGTTAGTCATTTTACAATCGACAGTAAATACCCTTTCAGATTCTATTAATAAACTTAGTAAAGAGTCTTTAGACTTAAAACCATTACAAGAAGAGTTTGAACTGAATTTATCAGGAAAAGAGCGTCTTACAAGTCTAAAAGCAAATTTGGAAAATATCGTTTCGATTAATATAAAAATTTCGACAAATGAACAGTATATATCTCTAAGAGATAAGATAAATTATGCTGATTTAATTGAACAAGTTGAAGAAAAAGATACTTCTGAATTATTACAGGCTATAGGGGGGATTAAGAATAGAATTAAAGCTATTAAAGATTTAAGTACTAAACTATCAAAACTGACCTCTTCCGAATGTCCTACCTGTTTACAGAATATTGATACTGAAGCAATTAATAAAGTTAAAGAAGCAAATAAACTAGAAGAAGATGCGCTAACTTTAGAATTAAAAGGCTTAGAGTATCAATTAAATGAATCAGAGTCTAGTAATAAAAAATATAAAGCGCATCAACGTTTAGTTGCTGATTTCGAAAAGTATAGTGCTTTGATTGATAGTGAGTTACCTAATCTTCTTTTAGATAAGTCTGAACTTGAAAAAGAAATCAATAGTATCTCAGATTATATTGATAAGCAGATTAAAGAATTAAAAGATATTCAACTATATAATAAAACTGCAATAGCTCATAATGCTAAGATTAGTGTAATTACTGAGCAGTTAGAGTCATATGGAATAAAAATACAAGAAAGCAAACAAAAACTAATGGAGGTAGATGTTAAATCCTCTTTATTAGAAGTTCTTAAAAAGGCTTTTAGCACTAATGGATTATTAGCCTATAAGATTGAAACATCTGTAAAAGACTTACAGGAGTTAACAAACTATTATTTAACTGAATTATCAGACGGAAGATTCCAACTAGACTTCCTTATAAACAATGATAAGTTAAATGTAGTTATTATTGATAGTGGTTCAGAAGTAGAGATTACTGCACTATCAGCAGGGGAGCTAGCTAGAGTTACGACTTCTACATTGTTAGCTATTAGAAAATTAATGTCTAGCTTATCTAAGTCACGTATTAACGTACTATTCTTAGATGAAACCATAGACGTATTAGATACTTTTGGTAAAGAAAAGCTAATTGAAGTTCTTCTCAAAGAAGAAGGCTTAAATACATTTCTTATTTCTCATGGGTATAGTCATCCTTTAATTAAAAAATTAACAGCAATTAAGGAAGATGGAATTTCAAGGTTGGAAGATGGTTGATTCTAGAGCCAAAGGCGCAAGAGCTGAACTAAAGATACGCGATGATCTTAGAGCACTAACAGGACATAAATGGGAGCGGGTTCCCGCCAGCGGCGGGCTTGCTGCGGTTCATCAACTTAAAGGTGACCTATATATTCCAGGTGAAGTAGGCTTATATTGCGTAGAAGTAAAACACTATGCAGATGACCATCTTACGTCCAAAATAATTACAGACACGAAACCTCAATTAGATATTTGGTGGGAACAAACTATTAGAGAATCTCACCA